CGCTATGAATGCTTTTTTTGATTTATCTAATATTGCCATTAGCTAATCGATCCTGGTTTTATCTTTTTTAATTTTATTTTAGATGAATTATCTTTAGTTTTTTGCGTTTTGTTTATATGAGCATTTGCAGATGTTGCTAATAAACCACCATCTCCTTTACCATCATTTCTTAAATTAAGAATTGGTAACAACACTCCGTTAAACCCTGTCACTACATTACCGGATTGAGCAGCTGGTGATCCAGCTGTTGCAACAGTTACTGATTGATTTACATGAGCATTTCTAGTACTAGCAGTTTGAATTGATTTTACTTCAACATCACATTTCAATTCATCAATCTCAAATGTCTGTTCTTGAACCCAATCTACAATTGCATTAGTCAAATCTGTTGATAGTTGATCGATATTACCTTCACCAGCAGCATCAGGACCTAAACTTTTTATAAATGCATTTTTAATATTTGTTTTCAACCCCATAAGTTATTTTCTTTTTTCATATGATTTTTTTAAAATTGCACCGTAATCTTTATTCATAAAACTCATATCAGCATTTGCAGCTACATTTTGTGGAATTTGCATACCAGCCGCTGTCTCTGGATCTATTGTTACTGCTGGAGATTGATGTGTACTCTTGTTCATCTGACTCCAGTCAATAGTATCAGCTGTCTCGTTTAATACATCGTTTAAAACTGTATTAGAAGTATACTGCTGTTTAACTGACATTGTCTCTTCTATGACTGGTTTATTAAGTTTTTCAGCTGGCTGTTTTAACTCAGTGATTACTTCATGAATCGCCATAGCGACTTCTTCTCTTACTATCTTACGTATAAATAACTTTAACTTATCTGTGGCCATAAAGACTCCTATCTGTTTTCTGATTCAATAAAAGCAATGTCTGATAAAAAATCAGGACTTGCTAGTTCATTTTTTAAACTTTGAAAATCTGTTAATAGAGGTTTTCCTGTACTGTCAGTTACAGGTATAGGCACTCCCTGCACTAAACCATGTGTTTTAACTAATAATTGTAACATCTTGTCTAGAAAATCTGCTAGTTTATTTCCCCTCACAATAGGCTCAACTTCAACTGATTCACTACCAGTATCACCTCCTATATAAATAGCAGAAGCATTAAATCTTATGTCAAAATTTGAAGTAATGTTAACATCTGTACCTGCTCCTATGACTATATTCTGAAAGGAGGATAAGCATATACTGTCTTGATATGCATTAATTGTAATTTTTTTAGAATTTAAAAATATCTGATCTGTGTTGTATTCATAATTATAATTATCATTACCTATCTGATAAATAGGCTCATCAACTGAATCAGATGCTAAGACAAATGGATCTATTATTGAATCTTGATTGCCTGTTTCAGAGAAATGATCAAATAAGGATCCTTTAGATGTTATTGATAATAAAGAGCCATCTGCAAAGCTCTCTTTATAATTCATAGGAAGTCTTTTGTTTGAAAATACAATATTAGGGTAAAGATCTCTACTGCCTATTCTTAGACTATTACCATGTCTCCCTTCCAGTAGCATATCACCATGTAATTCCGGTATATTATCTCGTGTTTGATCAGGGTTATCTAGTATTTGATTGAATACTTTTTGCAATCTACTCATACCTATAACTTTAAAACTCTTTGAAACACCCATCTTATCGTGAGAGGAAGTTGTATCTACAGAATCTGCTTGCGATGTAGATGTATTCAACCCATCTCTCTGCATTGATGGATCTGCAGTTCTGAGATGATCAATATTAAAGTTTGGATTATTTATTGTATTTAATGGCCCTAAATAGTAATTAACACCACCAAATTCACATAATAATACTTGATCACCATGTGTCGGCACATCTATTATACCCCTCATTAACGGATAATATCTAGTTTTTTCTGTACTGCGGTTATCAATATCACTATCAAAATGTGGTCTAGCTATAATTGAGTTAACATCTCTTTGCTCAGTATAAGCAGCGCTTTTAGTTGAGCTACCACCACCATGTGTTACTACGTCAATGACTTCACCAGGTATGAATTGTATAAATACAGGAGTAGGTGAAGTTGAAGTTGTCCAGTTACCCCACTCATCTTTTTGTTCAGGATAAATATAATCAAACCAACCCATACTATTTACCTGTCTTTAGTTGCTGTATTTTATCTGCTTCTTGTTGCATCCCCTCTACTGTGTTTTGTAGAGATTCCATTAAATCTTGCTTTTCTGTTTCTGATAGAAATTGCGTTTCTTCACTTGATGAAGATTTTGTAATTATTCTTTGCAACACGCTAGCTAATTTTACTAAATGCTCGTCGTTTTTTACACCAACTTCTAAATATTCTTTAATAATAGGAGCTAGTAATACTATGTCATCAATTGATTTAATCATCTTATTCATCTCTCGAATCAATATCTGTATTTGTTTTTTTTTCTCTACAGCATTGTCATAAATATCTTTGGTAAGATCTTGAAATGTTTTGTCTTCAAATATTTGATCGCTCATATTTTCCTACTCCTAAAGTTTATCATATATAAATACTTATTTAAAACAAAAAGCCTGTATTTTATACAGGCTTATAAGATGTTATTACGATGTTAATATTCTATTTAGATAAAACTACTGCTTGGCTCCGCTATTATACCTGTCCTTTCAAAAGTTAATAAAAGTTTTGGATATTGCTTTCTCAATACATTAACTACTTTAGTTATATCTGATGTTTTGACATCAGTCATTTCCCGTATTAATATGTAGATCCATTTTTTATTAAAATTTTCCAAGTCCTCACGGTTTTTCATTATATTTAATAATGCATATGCTATAGATATATCTTTTTTCTTTTTAAACATAACTGGTATGTTTTTATCTAAGTACTGTATTAACTCTAGAGTAAAATCTCTAATCCTAGCTACTTTTTTATCCGTATATACATCAATATGACCAGGATCATCTAATACTTTAATATCATCTGTCCTTTTATATTTTGCATAATTACTATTATTATGTAGGATTAGATAGTTTTTTGCAATAACAGAGAAATAGGAGAAAGCTTTTGAACCTTTAGTATGATCATATTTATGCATATTCATAACTAAAAAACTAACTACTTCGTTTTTAACATCTACAAACACATCATCAAAATAATTAAACTTAAATGTATTTATAATATTCTCTGATAGTTTGTCAAACGCGTAGTGTATCTTTTGCTCATATATTTTATTTTTTAATGACGTATTAGTTGTGCCGTTATATTCAATAATAGCATTCTCTACGTCTTGATCGAAATACATTTTTTTCTTTTTTCTACCCATTTTTTTCTTCCTGTGTTTCAAATAACTCATCTAAGAGTTTTTGCAGTGATTTAAGTTGATCAAAAAATACACCTGTCTCGTCATCCGACTCATAATGTCCTGATGTATCCACTTGTTTGATTTTCTGTGATGTAAATTGTATTATACTAGATATATGCGTTATGTATGTTTCATACTGATTAATCCGTTTCATACTTAAAAATAATAAGTAACATACACATAGTAACAATATTATTAACACGGTTATTATTATAATCATATTAATTGAATAATTTATCAAATTCTGATTTTAATTCTTTATAATCAGTTTTTGTTTGCTTAAGTTTAGTATTATTAGTAACTTTAGTATTAACTGTATCATCTAAGTTAACTAAAGATTGTTCGTATTCAATACGTGTAGTCATCATATCAGCTTGATGTATAATTAATGGTAAGTTTGATTTTATTTTTTTCTCTTTAGCATAACTTTTCAAATACTGTAAATTACCTTCGTCATATAATCCATCTGCTAATTTAATTCCTAGCATTTCGTTAACTGTCATCTTAATTCCGAATTGATTCAATATCCAAATACCTCTATCTGGTGGTGACATAAACTGTATATCAGAATTTGCAGTGTATATTTTACCTAGATTTTTTCTATGCCATTCTGAAGGATTAGGTAAGTAATGATCGCTATCCATATCACCAATTTTTCCTAAATCATGATGCATTGCAGCAAATATTAACTCTTCATCTGTATAATCAATTGTTGCGCCATTATTATACCAGATATTTTTTATATCCTTTACATACTGAACAATGTTCAGAATATGCTCAACATATCCACCTGGGAAACAATTATGAAAATAATTATGACTTGAAGCTGGAGTAAACATCATCCTATCTTTAAAATACGTATACATATCTAACAATTGTTTTTGTCTATCACCAGAAAAACTATCTGTAATCAATTTAATTAGTTTATTCCAATTATTTAATATCTTTTCTTCGTTCATTTGACCTCTGTAAATATTACTTTTATTATTATTATATTATTATATTATTATATAAATTGTATTATCATTATTACAATAGATAATAATATCGATACTGCTGTTTTTATATTAATACTTTCACCTAACAGCCAATAAGTTAGGAACGGAAACGTCAACATTCCTGTTGCAAATCCTAATAATCTGATAGGCCATAAAGCACCGAATCCTTGATAACCAAGTTTAGTAGTCATCCAAAATCCATAAGTTACAGGTATGCCTAAAATACAAATAATTAATGGGTTCTCTCTTGACCATTTCCAGATTAATTGTCCGTTGAGCTGAAACCATACCGCTATCTGTAAAATAATTAACAGTAATAATGTAATTAGCTGATTTTTATTAATATTATACCTCGTTTATAACGTTATAATATACGTTAGATATTAAACACGATGCAACTGTTTTATCGATTTAATTTATAATCATAACCTGATAAAGATCCATCAGACGGAGCTATAGCTTCCTCCATATTTACCCATTTAGATATTGTAATTTCAGCATCAGCATCTGATAAATCAAATTTATTATCGTAACGAGCTAATAATTTTGATATCAACTTATGTCGAACAATATCTTTTGCAGTAAACATAGATAAACCAACACCTCGGATTCCTGCGAATCTTCTGATTGAATCATCTAACCCATTTACACCTCGTTTATCAGTTTGTTCCAAGTCACCTGCGATGATGTATTTAGAATTTAAA